AGATGAAAGAGTTGTACCAGATATACCAATTGCTGAATTTTGTACTGCGCTTGTTCCATTACCTAAAAGAATAGCATTTGCTGTTAAAGTTGCAACACCCAATCCACCGTGTTCTACAGCGATAAATTCACCTGTTTGAAATTCTGCTAGACCTGTGGCTGTTCCACTTTCGTTAAAGACTGTTCGTATTGGTGTTTTTGCTGTCATATGTTATTCCTTAAAAGAAAAATAAAGTATCCCCTGAAACTGATCCTAGTTGTGAACCATTTGCTAATGTAAAACTTGCTACAACTGAATCAGGATCGGCTTTAAAATCTAATCTTGTATTAGCTGTATTTAGTCCACCTGATTTACTAAAAAATGGAACTGATCTAACAGGATCACCAGTTTCACCTTGAAGTGCTATACTCTTTTGTACTCCAGAGGTAACTTCAATATTTGAGTTAAGAGGTAAAGTTGCACCTGTTGCAGATATATTTATTTGTCCTGTTCCATCAGATGATATAGTTGAACCACCTAGATTAATTGTAGAACCAGCTAAATATAATTCATTCCATCTTTTTGTAGGTGAACCTAAATCATATGTTTCAGTTGTTGCTGGTATAATATCTTCACCAACTGAACTAAAATCAGCACCTGAAGCATTTGCTAATTCAACTATACTACCGCCATTACGAATATAAATTTTTTGATCAGTAATATTAACGGCTATTTCACCATCAGCTAAATCACTTGTAGTAGGAACAGCAGATGCTGTTGTACTTCTTTTTAATTTTATAACTGTCGCCACTTATTAATCTCCTCAATTAATAATTAAAACGTTCCACCATCAATTGTAGTCACAGTAACAGCACCTGAAGTAACAGTAAAATTATCTGAACTAAATGAAGCAACACCTTTATTTGAAGTTGTCGCTAATTCAGCAGCAATTGTAAGTGTACTACCACTTGCTGTTGTATTCATACCTTCTCCTGTTAAGAACTCTAATGTTCCGCCAAGACTTACTGAACCAGAAGTTGAACTTTCGTCAGTAAATGATAGTGAACTATTAGCAAGTTTCGCATTTGAAACTGAACCATCTACTAATTGAGATGCGTTAATAGTTTTGTTTGTTAAAGTTTGTGTACCAGTTGTAGTAACAAAAGAACTTGGTAAAGTAATTGTGTTAGATGATAAATCTAAAGTTGTCGCTAACTTCGCAACTGTAACAGCGTTGTTATTAATTTTTGCTGTTTCAACTGCGTTAGACGCTAACTCATTCGCACCAATACCTGAAGCTTTAACTTGTAAAGCGTCACTTGATATTTCTATTGTACTATCATCTACAGCAACATCTAACTGATTACCAGTTTTTGTTAACGCATCACCAGCAGAGATTTGGCCTGCGCCAGAGAATTGTGCAACTGTAATATTAGTTGTACCTAATGTTGGAGTACCATTGTGTGTAAATACATAACCATTATCAGCATTCGCAGTACCTTCTTCAACAAATACAAATGAACCACCTGTGATTTCATTTGCCGCATCAGCGTCTGGTGTTCTAGTTAATACATATGCAGTTGAACCATCTCCAACTGTAGTTACAATATATAAACCATTTTGAACAGCACTTGTTTGGTCTTTTAATAATACTCTATCGTTTTGTGATGGAGTTTGACCATCAATTGATAAAGCACCATTTGAACCTGCTGTAATTGTACCAGCGCCATTGTCGTAAGTACCAGTAATGTTCGCTGTTGAAGCGTATCTTACTGAATCTTTTACATCTAAACCATTTGCAACACTATCAACGTATGCTTTTGTAGCAGCGTCTTGGTCGCCTGATGGATCAGTAACGTTAGTAATTCTACTTGAGTCAACACTAACTGTACCAGTACCTTTTGGACTAATTACAAAGTCAATATTTGTATCAGTACCAGCAGATGCTAATGTAATACCGTTTCCTGTTGCTGCGTTAGTTACATCTAGGTAGTTAACAGCAGAAGCAGTTGTGTTAAATACAATCTGTTCATTACCATTACTATCAGCGATGAAACCACCATCAGCAAATTTAGGTGTTGTAAGTGTTTTATTAGATAATGTTTCTGTTCCCGCTAATGTAGCGAAAGAACCATCTGATAATGCACTATTAAATTCAGCAGTTGTACCAGTTAAAGTACCTTCTGATAAATCTAAAGTGATTGTGTTTGAAGCACTATCAATTGTTTTGTTAGATAATGTATCTGTACTTGAAGCAGTAATATAAGAACCTAAGTCAGAAATGTTTGACTCGGTAATTGTAATTGTGTTTGAAGCACTATTAATAGTTTTGTTTGTAAGTGTTTCTGTTCCAGCTAAAGTCGCAAACGAACCATCACTTAACGCTGTATTAAATTCAGCAGTTGTACCTGTTACAGTATTGTTTGCTAAATTAATAGTTTTATTTGTAAGTGTTTGTGTACCAGAATTAGTTGTTACTGTAGCATCAATCGCAAAAGTAACTGTGTCACCAGATACTGTAGAACCTATACCAGTTCCACCTAAAAATTGTAAAGTATCAGATTGTGTAATAGTTGACGTTGTTGAACTATCATCAGAGATAGTAAAAGTTGTCATCTGACTTGCAGTTTGTGTATCTACATAAGCTTTAATTGCTTTCGCAGATGCAAGAGTGTCGTCACTTCCTGAAACTGAACTTAAATCAGTATCTACAACACCTGAAGCAAAATCAGCTACTTCAATGTTTGATATTGAGTTACCTGTACCATTTGCGTCAAATGTTTTGTTTGTAAATGTAGTTGTAGATGAAGCAGTAGTAACTGTACTATCAACAGCAAATGTTATTGTATTATCTGAAACTGTTGTATCAATACCAGTACCACCAGTAAATGTTAGTGTTTCACCTGTATTAAAAGTATCATTTGATCCTGTGTCAGCAGCAAGAGTTAAACTTGATGTGACAGCAGCCCAAGTTAAATTTCCAGAACCATCTGTTTGTAAAAACTCATTAGCATCTCCATCATCACTTGGCAACGTTAATGTGTATGAAGCGGCTAAAGAGTTAGGAGCTTTAATGGCAGCAAAATGAGCGCCGTTATTAGTACCTTCGTTTAATTTTAAAGTACCACCTGTACTTGCTGAATTACCTATAAAGATTTCATCAATTGCTTTATTACTATCAACTAGTAAAGCTGATGAAGCTGTTAAAGTACCTGGTACGTGATCTGTTAAACTTGTAAAATATTTACCGCCAATAACATCTATATTAGCAGCAACACCATCTGTTTCTGTTCCTGTTCCTATAAAGAGTCTATCACCATTATTACCTTGTAGACCCGAGCCATATGTATAGGCCAGTTCACCTTGGGCTAGTTCGGACGGGGCGGTAGTTCCTGACGACCTTTTTATCTGAATAATTGTTGCCATTTAAATTCTCCTAAAAGTTACCACCATTAAACTTTAATGTTCCAGTTGTGGTAGATAATTCTGTTCTTGTTATAAACTTATCGCTAGCAGAGTCATATTGAATTAAGGCACCGTCTTCTAATGTTGTAACATTCACATCGCTTAAATTTTTAAAAGATTGAGCAGCAGCAGCACTTGGTAATTGTACTGAAACCTGTTGAGGTCCAGCTGAAGTGTTAGAATTAATATTAGCTCTAACGCCACCACTACTGTTTATTACTGCTTTAACCATTAAGATTATCTCTCTCTTTTGTAATATTTATAACAAAAATGTGTTGAGAAAAACTATAATTTAATCAGTAGTTACGTCTGGACTTACTGTAATAATACCTTCTATTACTCGTGTAACTGTGCTATCGGAAGTCTTTGTAATTTCAACATCATAGACGTATCTTGCTGGAGCGTCTAAAGCCTTTGTTTGATCGGCTGTTAAAGAAATAGTGATGATACCTGTTGTCGGATCACCGTTTATTGCGGCTGTTAATGACACTCTTGTACGAGTAGAGGCATATCCTAATGCCATCTTAGCAGCGGCCGTATAACCTGTTAAATCAAAGGCCGTACCGTCTGTGTCTGTTACGGTAACGTCACTTGAAAAAGTTGCTGATCTGTCTATTTGTAAATTTGCACGTGCTGCCATTTTTAGTTAATACCTACTAATTTATCTCTATAATTTTTTGCTTCTTTTACTTTAAAAAAACTTTTACAACTATGATTAGGCACTCTAACCATATACTTGTTTTTACTATTTATATAAACAATATACAGTTTTGAGGGGTCCTTACAATTAGGATTGTTTATTCCTTTATGTTGAGGCATAGGTAAACCTTTACGAATTTTAGACATTTTTTGTCTATATTCTAAAGTTTTAGTATGATGTATATATCCTGGAACAAAAGTTTTTTTTACTCCTTTTGTTTTTTCTGAAACCTTTTTAGCAATTTCAGGCCTTTTCATAGGGTGGTTATCGCCTCTGCAATCCCAAAGTAGTCTTCCTTTTAATTTTTTTGATATTTTTTCTTTAACTTCAGGCCTATTTGATGGATTATTTTTACCACATAAGTGAGGAAGTTTTCTTCCTAACATAAACAATCTTCTTTTTAATTTAACATCAGGTCTACAAGAAGGATTTTTATTTCCATATGAAGCGCCATCACCACCATCAGTTAGATTTAATTCTGGCTTTAACTTTTTAATCCAATATTTTTCACGTTCATTAAGTTGTTCTTTATTATTAACATACTCAATAACACCAGTTATTAAATCTTTTTCTTTACCTGATTTGATAATATTAGATATGATTAAACCACTACCAACATAATCTTTACCAGAACCTATATGTTTACCGACATATAATTTACCTTTATATGAAGTGCCGTAAATTACAGGCCTGTTAAAAATCATTTTTTTTCTGTATTAGATTCTTCTAAACCTTTTTTAATTTTATCATTATAGTAATTAGTCAATACTTCTATTTTTTCTAATTCTACTAAATGTCTTACTTTTGATTGTTGTATTTCAGCTCTAGCAACAATCGTGTTTCTTACGTCTAAAGATAATTCTGATTCTTTATATTCTTTTCCGTCTATTGTATATGTTTTTTCTTCACTCATAATTTACTCACTTTCATTTATTTTAATTATTGAAACTTGTATCTTATAATTACAATT